TTTCGTCACCCCAATTCTTCATTTATGATATTCGCACCGCCACATAAAATTTGCAACGGTGCGAAATATTTAACATCAGCCAAGTGCTTTTTTAGCGTTGGCAATTTTTTTATCTTTAGCCCAATTGCAATCATTGATAAGATGATAGATAGCATTGATTGTCTTTTCTCCGACAATGCCGTCAACTGTAATTTTGGCAAGTTTCTGAACTTCCTTGACCGCCTTTAAGGTGCCATTGCCAAAACCAGCCGAATTATCAACTTTAGTCTTGATAATTTTCATGTTATAAAGTGTAATCAACTGCTTTTTAAACGCAAGTGTAGCCGTGTTATGTGAACCGTATTTAATCATTTCCTCATTCTCCTTATTTGATGTTTTACCGCCGAGCTGTGCAGTTACTTCGTCTGCAAGATTGCCAAGCCTGTTATAGAGCCAGTCACCTGGGCAAGATTTATTTGCAAACCACCTATGTACAGTCAAGACCATTTCGCCTGATTTTGGCGAATAGTTTAAAGTCTTGCTTTCATTGCCGAGCCAAAGCAGTTTAGTTTTGCCGTTACGCTTGCAAATATCCACACACAAGTCAACAAGTTTCTTGTATACTTTGCTATTCATCGTGTACGGTGCGGTTGTATCGCTTGCACATTCAATTGTTACCGCCCTCTGGTCATTGGCATTGCTTGATGAACACCAAGAACGATTGCCCTCATCAACACAAAGCAACACTCTGCCGTCATAGCCGATTCCGTAGTTACAGCTTGCCTCACAAGCTGTGTTCATAAAGATGTTGCCGAGTGTTTCAACGCTACACTGACCTACAACACAATGCGGAGTAATGCGGTCAATACTGTGTGTGCGTTTACCGCTGTGATTTGGCGATAATTTAGTGTAATTTACAAGTTTTGAATTACTCATAATTATTCCTCGCTTTCATCTGTTTTTACTTCGACTGTTGTCTTTAGCCTTTTAACGATTGATACCAAAAATTTCGGCAGCGGAATGCCGATTTCCGAGAGGTTTTCAAGGATTGAAATTAACTCGTTGATGATAAACCAAATCGTTACAATCATACCGATACAGTAGTTAATCTGTAGGTCAATTCCGCAGTTGACAAGTGCCGAGCTGATGAGATAATCGGCAACAATGCCGACTGCTACGGCTACGATATAGCCTACCTTTTTGATAATACCAGTTACCCCGACACGGCTGTTAAGCGTGTGACTGATGTATGCCTGTGCCATTCCTGTGATGTAGTCAATAATCATTACCGCAATCATCACCGCAAACGGCACAAGTAAAATGTTAAGATATGCGACAATTGCACCGCATACAGTGGCAAATAAAGCCTGTAAAATATTTTCTTTCATTGTTTACACCTCACTTTCTGTCGGCTCATCAACGGTGCAATTGTCGCCCCAAACTGACATTACTGCGTTGTAGTATTCGTCTGATAACACCGTTTTGAGCTGTTCTCTGCCCGATTTGCTGTTCATATATGCGTTGCGAATGTTTTCGCCGACCTGCATTTCAGTTCCGTTATAATTCAAAAACTGCTGTCTGAGTACCGACACGCTGTCAGCTGTCAGCATATCAAGAGTGATTTTTTCCTTTAATTCCACGATAATTAGCCTCCTTAGCCGATAATATAAGTAATAATTGCGTTGATTTTTTCGCCGTCTGCAAATGTAGTGTCCGGACTGCTTATGTACAACCACGAGCCGTCAAGTCGCAGATTCACAAGCTTGTTGGCAGTTGTATACGCCACAATGCTTGACAGTCTGCTTGCAGTTAGAGCAGTGTATGGCAACCCTGCAAACTGTACATAGTTTTTGCCTGCAACAAGGGCTGTGATGTTAAGTGCTACCGTCACGGTTTTGCCGATTTTTGAATAGTTAAAACTGCCCTTGTAGCCGTCATAAATAGCCTGTGCAGGAGTAAGCTCCCCTTTGCCGACCTCAACATTTGACGAATCGTATTTAGTCGCCAAGGCTGTTTTATCGGCTTTAACAAGCAGAGCGTTGTAAACCGTTCCGCTTGTCAGATAGCAAGGACTGTTGAGCGTTGGCTCGCTGTCAAAAGACATTGCGTCAAGTTTGCCTGCAAGCAATGACTTGACCGTAGTTTTTGTGTATGCATCTGTAATGCCGTATCCGTCAAGGGTTGTCGCCTTATCGGCTTTAAGAGCAAGACTTGCGTTGACATCAGCGGTATCTGCTTTGTTTGCAATACTGCTGATTGATGATTTTAGATCAGCAGAGAGCTTGCTCTGCGTTACCGCTGCATCCGCAATTTTAAGAGTTTTGACAGCTCCGTCCTGCATATGGTCGGTTGTTATAACACCGACATCGTCGGGGATAAGGTTGTCAAGTCTTTCCCCGACTGATTCATATTCCCCTCTTGCTGTTTCGACCTCTGATTCTACTGCGGTCAAATCTGCCGTTGCGGTTTTGAGATTTTCCTCAACAGCAATCACTCCGTCTGTTGCCTGCTCTATTCCCTCATCCATATGATTGAGGTTGTCGGCATTAAGCGGAGTTGCTGTTGAGGGAGTGTTCTCCCAGTTCATTCGTGTGTATTTGTTCAAAATTATTCTCCTTTCGCTGTGATTTTGTCTGTGAGTGCCTGTATGCCTGTAAGCTCTCTTGACAGCACATATGATGTCACGGTTGCGGTCTGCGGAGTGCCGTCAGCGTTATAGGCATAGTTGCCGTCAGCGTCGGTGACATAGTACTTCACCTTAACCATATCGCCCGGCTCAACCCACACTCTGCCGTCAAGAGTTACCTCAATAGGCATATAGCTTTTATGATGTATTCGCTTGCCTGTATCGCCTGAAAACAGGTTTTCAAACTTGTGTATCCAAGCACTGCCCTGATTATCATTTTCCTGCCATACAAGAATGTTATCAGTCAAGTCATAGGTTTTGCCGTTCGACACCTTGTAATTTCTTACTTTTGCAATTCTGGACGAGCCACCGACAGCAAAACTAATTGTTCCGTATGTACCGCTTGCTTTTTCATTCGCATTAAATGTTTCGTAGAAATCGTATACTTCCGCTTTGGTTGTGTCGGTTTCAAGCTTGACAAATTCAAATGAACCGCCTTTTCGAGAGCCACTCGGTTTACACATTGCAAACACACCGAGCATTTCGGCAAGTAATGCAAACAGTTTACCGTAGGTGATTTTCTCCGAATCATCTCTCCACACTTTGTTATACAATTTCAAATTTCCGACTGTTAGTTTTTCAGCTGTGTTGATTGTTTCGTTTAATATTTCATCTGCATAAAACGCAACCCATACATCGTAAGTGTCTGACCCTTTGATTTTTCCTACTAAACTTCTTATTTTAACAGTTATAAAAGAAAGGACTTCCGATACTGTCAACTCTTGATTATTGTTCCAGTAACGGAGAATTTCATTTGTTGCGTCCTCATCATACAACTGTGAAATAAGGTCATATGCTGTAACAGAAATCTTGTTACAATCATTCTTATCAACTGTTGCGGAATCAATAACACCGTTGAAGAGTGTCCAACTCTGCGTTAAAATTTTTCTGTCAGGGTACATATTCGTAGTGGGATAATTGTATTTAGCAGGATACAACTGAGATTTATTTGGATAAGTCTGTGTAAGTTTTATTCTTATCCAACATCCTTTGAGCTTTGAAGGTGTAAAAGTACGGCTCGTTGTATTCAGCAGAGTTATTTTAAATTCAGAGGCAATGCAACCACCGAATTTGAGCCTGTTCTCATCGCAAATTGACTGTTTAAGGCTCATACTTTCGCTTTCAATGTTAGTTTCGGTGATTGTTGCAAATTCGCCGTCAGGGAATACAATTTCAAGTTTGTTTGAAATCAGGTTGTTGATAATCTGCTGTTTCAGGGATAAATCGGTAATATCGTTTTTCATATAACTCACCCCCTTAATACTCAATGAAGGTGAAAGTCACGGCATTGTACTTAACATCGTTCTTGGTGATAGCCTTGACCTGATAGGTTATATCGGGCATATAGGCTGTCATAGTGCGGTATGTAAGAAGTTCATCGTCCCAATATTCAACACGGAGTTTTCGCTGTTGGGAGTTATCCCACGAGCTGTTTAACACACTGCGGATTGACTGCATATCGGCAAGGCTGAGCTTATCAACGGTTGTGAACTCAATTTTCGACTTGTAATTCGGCGAAGTTGTTCGGTGCAGAAGATTGTTGCTGTCACGGTATGCCTTGATTTCGGTTCTCTGGAGCGGAGTGCCGTTGTAGTTATCCTTTGCAATAAGCTCGTGCGGAAACAGCTTACCGCTCTTAGGGAACCTTATTAAATAACCTTTAAAATTTGCCATGTCATCATCTCCTAACCTAACGCACCGACACCGTGACGCTTTTTGACTGCGTTGTTGCGTTTTACAATGTCGTTAAAAATCACTTCACCGTCAAGATTTACAGTAAGGTTAATGTCACCGCTGTCACCTGTTGAGCCTATCTCTGCCATAGCCTCAATAAGTGCCTGTTTGATAGTTGAAATCGGCGAAACAACCTCAGCCTCACGCTTGTTATCACCGAGTACGGCAAGAAATTCACCGTAATTTGCCGGAACAACCGTGCCTGTGGCAAGTCGGGGAACTGTAATGTTAGGCAGTCCGACATTGCCGTTTACGCTCCCTAATGCTTCATAAGCAATCTTTGCCGCTGTACTCATTCCGCCTGAAATAGCACTGCCGAGGCTGTTAAATGGGTCGATAAAGTTGTTGAGAAAGTTTTGAACAACACCTAAAAATCCGTTCATAGGCTTTTTAACAGCTCCCTTGATCCCCTCAAAAGCATTTGAGAAAACGCTTGAAATCGGGTTGATATGCGTTGAAATAAAGTTAAGCATTCTTGCAAGCGGATTTTTTAAGGCGTATATTCTGTCGCTGATACCGTTTGCAAGTCCCTGCACTGTGTAACCGCCTCTTTCATACATTTCTGTTGACGGGGAATGAATTCCCATCGTGGTATCATATTCTGAAAGGACAAGAGAAGCAAGACCGTTACTGTTTGTGACAAGTGCGCCTTTGTATGCGTCTGTACCCTCAACAAGACCGAGAACCGTGTTTTTACCTGTATCTTTTGCGGCTTTTTGCAAATTGTTCAAAGATTTCCACTGCGAATTTTGAACATCCGTTGTACTGATAAGACCTGCATTGTAAGCCATAAGAACAGCAGCGGCATCTGAATAGTTGCCATTAACAACCTTTTGTACATCTGTAAGGTCATCACCTGTCATAGTCAGTTTGTTCATAGCGGCAACAGCTTTGTTCACCGAACTTGTAGCACTGTCAAGGGATTTTGTTTTGTTCTGAATATTCTCGTAGTATTCAACACCCTCTTTCCACAAGGCATCGTTTTTATCTCCACCGCCAAAATAGTAATTTTCAAGAGACTGCATACTTTTGCCGTTTTTTTCGAGCCACTTTTTCAGTTTCTTTTGTTCATTCTCAAGATCTTTTTTCTTATTGTTATAATCCGATTTTGCACTACTATATTTTTTTGACGCAAGAATTCGCTCTTTGCTGTTTTCAGAAGATAATTCAGCCAATGCGGCACTGTTTGCAAGCTGTTGGTATTTATCAATTGTACTGTCAATAACCTTTTGTACCTCGGCTAAATCACCATTTAAGTGTACTTTGCCGTCAGCACTGACCGTAACATACTGATTCCACACATCGCTGAAACCGTCAACATTGTTTTTAAAATATGTAACAATGGTTTCAAGTTGCGCCTGCTCTTCCGGACTAAGTGTAGCTTTCTGTAACAGTTCATCAAGTTTCTGTTGGTAACTGTCAACAAGCGTGTTATCGGCATACAAGCTGTCCATTCGTTCAAGAGTGTCTGACAAATTATCCTCAATGCCTTGTGTTGTTTCATCAAGCCTTGATTTTATACCGTCAATTTCATCGGCAAATTTTTTAGCTTCGGAATTACTCCAAACAAGCTGATTATATACAGTAACTGCAGTCACAAGTCCGGTGATGGCACCGGCAATGGCTAATATTGGATTTGCAGAAACAGTTGTCAAAAATAACTTTATAGCATTTTTGACTTTATCAATTCCGCTTGCAATAGCCTGTCCTGCCTTGAAAACAACAACAGCTGTACCGACTGCAGTAATGCCGCCTGCAATAGCATACAAGGTTTTGTCACTGATAGATTTAACTATTTGGCTCAACAGTTTCAACGCTCCTGCAAGAGCTTCTACAAGTTTCGGGACTGCTTCTTCAATCGCCCACTTTGTGAGCGGAAGAAGAATATTCTTGTATGCCTGTTTCAGTTTATCCCCGCAGGCTTTGAGCAAATCTCTGAATGCCTGTCCGAGGTCGGCAACGGCTGATACGAGCGGTGACAAATCAAGACTTTCAAGCCATTCAAGGCGAATCTCTGACATATCGCTCAAAAAGCTCGTGATATCTTCAACAATGCCAAGGATTGCTTCCCAAATCTTTTTGCCCGATTCGTTTTTGTCCCAAGCCTGTTTGATTTTAGTCCGCAGAGTTTTGGTGTAGTTGTTGCAGTTTTTGATGATATTCAGAATATTAGTCCAAATTCTCTCACCCGTGCCGTTATTCCAAACCTTGCGGAAATCCTCTGCAATCGTGTTTACAAGTTCAAGCAAGCTGTTCCATTTGTCGGTAATGGATTGAACAACTGCGTCACCAAGTCCAGCCTTATTCCAAGCCTTTGTAAACGCTCCCGAAATATCGCCGATGATATCAAAAACATTTTTCAAAAGCTGTTTGATGTTTCCGATAATCTTTTCGCCTGTGCCGTTTTTCCACACCCTCTTCCACGATTCACCGATTGAAACAAAAACATTTTTCAGATTATTCAAGGCTCTTTTAATACTGTCAAAAACCTTGTTTGTACGCTTTTCAATCGCTGTTGCGGCAGTATCAAGTGCGTTGACTGCGGCTTTAGAAGATTTCTTTGTGGGGCTGTTTACTGCTGTGCTGTCATCTGAAGAGCTGTTGTCAAGGCTCATCACATTGAGCCTGTCAAAGCCCTGAAGATTGTCTTTAATTTCCTTTGTCTTTTTCGATGTTGTGGCAAGTGCAGAGTTTGCACTCTTTGTTTCATCGGCGAGGTCTGTCATTTCAGAGCTTGCGGAATTTGCGGAATTGTCGGTTGCAGATGAATAGCCGAAAACCTGTTCCGTAAAGCTTTTGAATTTTTCCGTTGCAACATCTAATTTTTCGATAAAAGAATTAAGATTTTTCAACAGCGGAGAAAACACATTGATAAGTCCCTGACCGAGTGTTGCTTTCAGGCTGTCAAGTCGGAGCTGTAAAATTCTTGTCTGATTCGCCCAACTGTCCTGCATTCGAACAAAGTCACCCGTCGCATTGGCGAGCTGGTCTTGAACAAACTTGTAACGCAATGTTACTTTTTCGGCTTCGGTCATTTTGGCTGTGGTTTTGCCGTAACCGTTTGCAAGAGCATAGCTATCAAGTGCGGTCTGCGTCATTACGATGCCTAAATCTTTTAAAGTTTCGGTTTCGCCCGAAAATACAGATTTAAGTTTTGTGTAAGCTTCGTCCTGTCTGATGTTGTAAAATGAAGCGACATCGCCTGCAAGTCCTGTCAGCGTGGTCGACATATCATAGGCTTCTTTCTCTGTAAAACCGAAAGCCTCAGCCATTGAGCCGAAAGTACCGACATACCGCTTTGCCATTGTTTCGGACAAACCAAAAGAATTAGCTGCACTTTTTGCCCACTTGTCAACCTGTTTGGTCATTGCCGGAAAAGTAACATCGACAACATTCTGCACCTCTGCAAGGTCAGAACCAAGCTCAATACACTCTTTGCCGAAATTTGTAATTGCATAAGTGCTGAAAGCAACAGCGGCAATCTTTGCAAAGGTCTTAAGCTGATTTTTTACCTTTTCGATTGATTTGGTAACAGTAGTATTAACCTGTGCCAAACCACCGTTAAAACCCGATGTATCAAGTTTCGTGTCAAAATTCAGATAACCGTCAACCGCCATATTTTCACATCCTTTCATTTAAAAATGGGCATAAAAACAGCGCACACCGTTATGATGTACGCTAATAAAATTTTGCAAAAGAACAGCCACCCCGTTTGGAGTGGCTTTTTTTGTTATTGTAATACTATTGAATCAATTATTGCCGATAACAGAGTTTCATCTTCCTCTGAAATAGGCTCGGTTGAGGAATAAGAAAAATTGTATGCACCGTCATTCCATAAAAAAGCATAAGTGTGTGCATATACACCTTCCATTTTATACGAAAATTCTATTCCATAACACGATGCTATTTCTAAATATTTTTTGCTGGATAATTCAAAGTCCCTATCACCTTTCATTCCCTCCACAATACTATCTAAAAGTTCATTAGCCTGCGATTCGGTATATAAAAGAATATCGTCACTCAATTCCGTATAACTTACAAGAAGATTATCATTTTCTGGACTTTTGTGATTAAAAATCAATCCGCTTGTACCTTTTGTTTCAAACTGTGACGGAGTACAGTATTTAATATCTTTTAAGGTGTTTTCGATAGCTAAATCGTACTCTGCCTTTGTTGTTTCTTGCACCGTTGTGGGAATTTCTGTCGTCACAGGTTCAGTGGTTTCAACCTTTATATCGGTGTTTGAACTGCTTTCCGCTGTTGTACCGCAGCCAACAAGCGATACTGCAAAAACTGCGGTTAATGCTAACGCTATGAGTTTTTTCATTGTTTATCCTCCTAAATGTTAAAACAATATAGTTTTTATTTAATCATACACTAACATTTAGAGAATGTCAACAATATGTGATAAGATACTACACTACACGAGCGAATTTATGAAGTCAAGTTCCTCTTTATCTTCTGCTGTGAATTTGGGCTTTAGGTCGATAAGTTCTTTATGTTCATTGTAGAAATCCCGTTCGGTTTTGTCGAGCTTCTTATGCTTTGCCTTTTTGGTGCGTATTGAAATCACCTGTGTAAACAAACCGTCACCCACTTCATTGAACAAGCCGAGAAAAGTCCACCAATGCATATAATCGACTGTGCGTGTTTCCACTCCTGCAACCTTATTGAGAGCAGGGAAGATGATGTGTCCGTCCTGTTCCCAATCAAGCACGCGAACGGGGAGCTGTTTGCCCTGCGGAATATCTCCGCCGTCAAGATACCAAGTTGCCCTGTCAAGTGCCTTTTGATAATTTTCGGGAATTTCCTTGTAAAGGCACTCGACACACACTCGGCATTTTTCAAAATCGTTCAGTTCATCATCTGCATAGGCTTTGAAAATCAGCAGAGCAACACGAAAATCGGAATTGATTTCATAGCTTTTGCCGTCAACCTCAAGACTTTTCGGCAGTAATTCAATCACTTTTTCACCTGTGAAGTGTATTTGCCGACTTTCTCATCGGAAATTTTCTGTGCCGATTCAAAATCCGCCTGCATAACAGGAATAAGCACTTCAAGAAAGTTTTCAAAAATCGGCTTACCGCCCACAAGTGAAAGACAGTTAATTTCGCCAAAGGCAACCGTGCAGACATCCGAACCGAAAATGTAGTTAATCTGCTCTCTGATGTCCTTGTCGCATTCGGTGATAAGCTGAATTGCGTCTGTGTTTTCAGCTTTTTCAGCGTTTTCATACTTCTTCTGAATCTGCTCAATATTCTTGACTGCCTCGTTAAGCCTTGCGAGAATGCCCACATCCGTGGTGTTGATACGGATTACTGCATTTTCGTCATCGCCAATCTGATACTCCTTGTAACCTCTGTCAAAAACAAGCTTCTGCATAAATCAATTCCTCCCCGAAGATTAAACCGTTGCGGTAAAGGTCGGCACTTTCTTCTCAATTGTAGCCGTACCCTGCTGTCTGTCGCCGTTGAATGCAATATTGAACGGAATGTTCACACCGCCCTGAGCACCGCCATAGGACTGTGGCTTTACGATACAGGTTTCAGTCCAAGCGTCATACGGACCTGTTTTCTTATCAACAAGAACTTCAAGAATTGCAGTCTTGCAATCGTCACCTGTAAGGCGGTTCATTGCAATATCCTTAATCTTTTCGTAGATTGCATCGCCTGTGTTTGCATAATAAGTGTCTGCGTCAATTGACGGTTCATAGCCGTTATCGTTTACAACGGTTTCATCAAGAATGTTCTTGACTGTTTCTGTGTCGGGGTTAAGTTCAACCGACATATCCTCGATGTCACGACCAATCAAAAACCACTTAGGACTTTCGCCTGTGCCGAACGAAGCGTCAATAAAGTGCATTAGGTAGCTTCTTTTGAGTTTACCGATATCGGGTGTTGTTGCCATAATTAAAATTCCTCACTTTCGATTTTGTAATCTGCGGTAATCTGTAACTGATACATTACATTACCGATTAAATTGCTGTCGGGTATGTCATAAAGCATACCGTTTGAACAGGTTATTTTTGTGAGCGTACCTGCAAGCTCATTGTTGCCAATCGTTACGGTCAGCGTTTGCCCGTTTGCCTGCTTTTCAAGCCACAGCTGTAACTCGTTAATAAGTCCGCTGTTGGCAAGGCGGTCATAGTCATTAACCGACTGATAAACAGCGTACAAGATGAATGTGTGCTGTCGCTCCTGATTGCCGAGAACATCGGATTTAATCAGTGTGTCGCCTGTCGGAGATAAGCCGTAGCTGTCGGTGTCGGGGGTTGTGTAGTCGATATGCAGAACATCGTTCAGCTTTGGAAAGCTCATCACAATGCTCCGCATAAGCTCAATTATGTTCATTTTGCCGTACCTCCTGCCACTTTGGCAGCACCCTGTAAAATCTCTTTTTTACGATCGGCTTTCATTCGTTCAAACCACATCTTGCCGGCAAGCGGGTGCTTTGCCCGAGAATAAACAAGCATTTTGCCTGTGGGGTGTTTCTTCTGTCCTTTAGGGCTGAAATAGCCCACAATAACACCGTTTTCCTTAATCGGGATATTGGGACCGTAAACCTTGCCGTAGTAGAGATACCTCGCATACGGTGTGTTCTGATGAATTTCGCCCGAGCCTATAACCGTTGAGAGGGTTGCCGATTTTTCAAGCACGCCGTTTCTGAACGGTGTATAGGGTTTCATTAATCGTAAAACCGTGCTGTCAACATATTTTTGCACCTTTAACACATCGGCATTTTTGCGGACTGCAAACTTTTTATCCCAGAGGAAACCTGCTGTACCGTTTTTTGACTTGATGACAAAATCGGGCGGTTGAACAATCTTCATGCAATCACCTCGCCGAAATTTTGATGTGCTGTAAATCGGTTACGCCGTAGAGCTTTTCATCAATCGACATAACCGCATAGCACCTGTGTTTTTGCTTTAGCGTTTTAAGGCTCTGTGACACGCTCTGAGGGTTTGAATTATCAAAGGTAAAATTACTCTCGCCCTTAATAATAATGTCCTGTGCGCTGTTCTGAGGGGTGCATAGCTGACCTGCAAAAAGGTTTTCGCTTGGCTTTAAAAAGCCGGGCAAAAGTCCTGCGGATTCAATCGGGATATACACCGTCACGCTGTCAGCGTTCTGCATTCCGCTTTTAAGCACATTGCGAGCCTTGTTCTCCTGCCAATGACATTCGGGGATGAAATAACGGTCATAACCCGAGCCGTTGAATCTGTAAATTGTGCAGGAGCTTTCAGGGGTAATAATCATCTGCGACCACCTCTGTACAGCAAATCGGTGTCGGCAAGATACTTGTAAATTGTGTGTCTGACAGCCTTTTTATGGGCGGTTTTACGCTCTTCTTCGGACACATAGCTTACGGATTCATCACCGACGCTTGCAGATGAAATTCCTGAATTTGCGGACTGCTTTTCATCATTATATACAAGCTCCGCAAGCTCACAACAGCAGAGTTTTACGCTTTCGGGAATATTGTTCCCGTCAACATTTTCGCCTGTGTATGCCTTAATGAGCAGGGTTGCAGAGCGTGCATAATAATCAAAGGCGGAAACAATGACCGCCTTTCTGCCACAGAGATATTCAGAGATGTAATAGCCTTCATCGGCATAAGCGGTCATAGTAACACTCCTTTAAGCCTCTACGGCTGAATGGCAGTAGATACCTGCCTTTTTATTCTCGTAAACATCGGCAATACCGACCATACGATAACCAAACTTCCAACCGTCAGAACTCTGATTAACTGACGGCTCAATAACCTTTGTGTCAAGGTGCTTTGTGAACTGAATCGGAGCAGAGCCGTGAATAATCATAAAGTTGATATTCTTGCCCGAAGTCGCCTTTTTGTAACCGCCCTTTTCCTTGCTTGAGGATGTGCCGTCAAGCTGTTCAATTGCTGTATAGAATCTTGACTGCGGCACAAGTGTGGTATCTGCAAAACGGCTGAGAACCTCCCTTGACTTTGTTGTGTCAAGGTCCTGCACAAGACCGTAAAGCGGTGATGTGATGAAAAGGTGTCTGTTCTCGAAAGGAACTTCGTCCTCGTCCATTTTTGTTGAGGCTGTGCGGAGAGCCTTTACAACCTCTTCGCCTGTTGTGAGAGTTGCACTCACGGAAGAAATACCGCTTGTACCGGCATACTTTGCAAAGCGGAAAGCGTCAAGCTCGGGAACAACCTTTGTGCGGATAAACTCGCCCGAAAGTCTGCCGAATGCAATGCCTGCCGTTTCTGCATTATCCATTGTGTCAACCGTGAACATTCTGCCACGGTCAAAGTTACATTTCACAGTTTCGTTCGTAAGCTCAACATCACCGTCAACATAACCGCTATTGCGTGAGTAGTCTGCAAGACCGTCCATTGTGAGCATCGGAATGATAAGCTCGTTTGCGTTAGCGCCCTGTGTTGCAAGGTCTGACGCACCGTCAATTTTGCTCGTGAGTGCCGACTGCTTATAGACCTCATCAAGCAACGCTGTGTACTGTTTAAAAAGTGCAATTGTGTTTGCCATAATAAAATCACCTCATAGATTTAATAAAATTATTTCTTTTCGGCAGAAAGTCCCATAGCCGCACGCATTGACGCAAGCGGATTTGAGCCTGTACCGCCGTTACCTGTATTGGTTGCACCGACAGGATTCTGAAAAGGCTCGTCAGAACCGAACATATAGCCGTTTTCGGACTTAACCTGTTCGAGAGCCTTTTTGATGTCATCTGCCTGATTTTTAGATGTTTTCAGGTTTTCAAGGTCAAGCAGAGCCTTGACAGCCTTTGCATTTTTCGCACCGCTCTTTGAAACAGCGGTGTCAAGAACAGAGTTAAACTCCATATCGGCGATTTTTATCTGATACTCGTTTTCCTTTGTTTCAAGTTCGCCGTTGAGCTTTTCGATTTCGCCCTTGAGCTCGTCCACATTGACACCCTCAAACTTTTTGAGTGCAGTCTGTGCAGTTTCAAGCTGTGACTTGTAGTTGTCCCTTGATGTGCGTAGCTTTTCAACCTCTGACACGGTTTTGTAATTATCCGCAAAGGCTTTTTCAAAGTCTACCTTTTTATCTTCGGGAACTGTAAAGCCGATTTCGGAGAGAAGTGTGTGTATATTCTTCATAGTAAATCCTTTCTGCATAGCTTGTATTCCGCTTTGCCTGCGGTAGAAATTCAGCCGTTACAACCTACGGCAGGGTAAAATAAAAGCACCTTACATATTCGTAAAGTGCTTAATCTGCTGATTCTGTTTTCTTTGTTCTCAGCTTTTTAGGAGCGTTTGGTTTATTTTCCGTAGCGTTTGGTTTAACTTCAACTGCAAAGCCGCCGTCAATGAGCTGTTTGGCTCGTTCATCAGAACATTCAAAAACTTCATTCACAGGTCGGGTTACATAGCCGTTCTGTTTATCATTAAATGCTGTTGTTACTCTGATTTTCATTCTGTCACCACCTTTCTAAACTGGTCGAAATCGACGGGTTTAACTGTTAATCTTTACTCTTAAATGTAATCGGCAAAATCTGTTTAGGCAGGAAGTTAATTTCATAACGGTATTTGTCCACTTCTGCACCGCTTATGTCCTCTACAACATACATAGTTTCATCATTAAGACCTATGATATGCTTTTTGTATTCACCCTTGCCAGTTTCGCAGACAACCTCAATTTGGTTATCGTCATTATCGACCTGTAATGAAAAAGCGGCAACAAGTTCAAATGACGGCTTATCGGTTCTTGTGTTAATAACCGTAAGCCTGCGTATCACATTGAAATTGTCTGCCTCCTGCGAAACATTGTACGATACCTGCGTTGCCTCGGTACAGCCCACAGTAACCAGTACGGTTGTTGCAATCATAACCACCATAAGTACAATTGCTAAAATTCTTTTTCTCATAGTATCAAACCTTTCTTTGATTAATAATAAAAAAGCACTCTGATTTCTCAAAGTGCTGATTTGATGTGTTAAATTTTGTTACGGCAAGTTGCAGGCAAGTTAAACAATGCCGTAAACAAGCCGTTTTTACGAATTGCAAGCCTTTACGGGCAAGTTAAAATAACAAAACCGCCCTTTTTACGGAGCGGTTAGTCTGATTTACTGTCTGTACTTTTTTTCTTTGCCTTTTCTTCTTCAATCATCTGTTCTAATTTTTTAACGGCTGATTCATTTGAGCCATCCAAAGAATGATTTATTTTATCCATTTTAATATCTCCTCTGCTTCGTATTTGCTAATAAATTTTCTAACAACCTTTCTAAATTCAGCATCAGATTGTTTTTTATTCTTACTCTTAACATTTTTTCTTCTTAACCTATCAAGATTGGTAAGTAAGTCCAACTTGTCATATGAATTCTTTTTAATTAAAACCTCTACTCCGCCGTTGTTCTTCACAACAGATATAGTTTTTATGGATTCACTTCCGATAAACTCAACTAAATCATCGAATGAAACGCTACTATTTCTTGGATGATTATGCATAACAAATAAATCTTTTCCGTGAAGAGCCGAACCAAAATTTATTTCCTTATCAGTACCTTTAATTGGTTTTTCAGTAGTCATTTCTGACAAATCACTTTTAAATACAAAAGCAACTTCATTACCCCCGTTGTGTTCTTTTGCAAATTTCAAAAGGTCTTTATGTTGTTTTTGAATTTCAATGCACTGCTCATCCGTATATCCGTCAACATTAACTTTCCGAACACGGTTGATAGTATTATCCGTTATAGGAGTGATAGGTTCCTTGCTATCCTCTTTTAGTATATCACCTTTTTTAGATTTTGCAACTGCTTCACTTGAAATCTTGTTGACACTCCCTGCTTTTTTCGGGAGTTTTGAGCCTAAAGCATTTTTGCCGTCAATGGTTATTCTTTCCCATTGCTGAGGGAGGTTCATTGCTTTGGAAAACTTTACATATTCATCCTGTCGCTGAAAGTATTTTGCCTTTGTGCCTGTGATTGTGTCGTCATCGGCACCGCCCTGTGTGAGCAATTCAATCTGCTGACGGTCGGCACGCATTGCGGTTTCAAGCCGTCTTTGCCTCTGCTGTGCTTCATATGCCGTGTACTCTTTGCCGTTATACTCTTTCGGCGTGTTCTCTTTCTCGTTCATACGGTCAAGTTCTTCTTCGCTGTATGTCGGGGTATCAATGCCCTTGATGAACGGCGAATAGCTGTGGTAGCAGTTCGCACCGCAAAGACCTGTGACCGTTCCCAATCCACATACTGTTTCAAGCTCCTTTTTGCTGTACACTCTGCCCTGCCACACCTGATGTGTCGGTCTTGCACCACGGTGATAGCTGACCTCGAAATATTCCGTGCCAAGCTGTTCGGCGTTGTCCTCGTTGACCTTTGCAACAACCTGATTAAAACCTGTCATCAACGCCCTGCGTGCCGCCACATCAACACGATTGCTCCAACCGCTTGCATAATCAACGGTACGCAATCCGCTGTCGGTCATAGCTTTAACCGCTTTTTTAAGGACTGTGTTATAATCAACCGCACCGCTTGCAATCTGCATAAGTCCGTTGTCAAGAGTGCGTTGGTAAAAGTCCGCAAGCGGAGTAAATGACAGCGTATTGTCGGCATTTCTCACGGCAAATCCGAGTGAGCCTGTAATGTTCCTGTACTCCAATTTCGTCTGATTTTTGACTGCCTTTACAAGTTGTTGCAACTGTTTATTTTCTGCATAAGGAATATACTCTTTGCCCTTGCCTGTATAAAGCTCCTCGTTTCTTGCATATCCCGATTTCACGACTTCGTCATAGATTCTGTCGATTTCATCGTCAGACGCATTAAGCGTGCTTTGAATAAGGCTGTCTATTTCATCCTTACTCACGCCCAATTCATACAAGCGGTTTATCTGCCAATCGGCGGCAGAGGTTATCTCCTCACCGTTAGCTTTCAAACGCTCCGTAAGATCGGACATAATATTTAACTGTAAACTGCGGTACAACTGTTCCATAGCCGAGGGCAAAGCCTCAATCTCTGACGGGGTAAACATTACTGCATAACCTCAGAGGGCTGCGGAAGATTTTTCTTTGCCGTCTGTTCGTCCTCTCCATACCACTTTGCCCGATATTCTTCAGGTCGCATAATACCAAGGTTCAAGTCCTGAATATCCTGCTTGCGTTCGGTTTCTTCATCGGTCAGAATACTGTCCTTGAAATCGCATACAAACGAATAACCGCTTGTTGTCAGCGAATTGTAAAAGGCAAGAGCATACACCAAGTCATCAAGGCAATAGCGAAGTTGCTTCTGAATTGCCGTGACGGTGTTGTACTTCCTGTCCTTTGCCGACTTAATCTCCGTAGCAGTCTTTGCGACTGTTTCGGGGTTTGAAAGGTCACCGTATGCAAGACCGACCGCAAATTCAATCATACGCAGATATGTATTCAAGCCGTCCGTAATATCGGACTGTCGGAACGCAGGCGAAAAGTCCTTGAACAGTTCTTCGTCGCCCAAATCCACATCAACGGCACGGTACAAACGCCTGTTAAGTCTGTCGGCTTTGCCGTCCTTTAATGCGGCAGAATCAACATGAATCGCACGCTCACCGCTTTCAAATTCCCAGTCAAGCCGTCCGAACTGCATATCGGCTTTCTGAATGATTTCAAGTCCGCTGTCAAAAATCGACATACCGCATGATGAGCCGTCAACCGTGTTTTTAATCGGCACTCTGAAATAACCGAACGCAGGTCTTTTCATATCGGGGTATGTGACCGCAGGCGGTAACTCTGCCCATTCCTCAATCACACCGAGGGGAATTTCCGTTCCGAGAACTTCGGGAGATGCCGAGCGATAAGCCGTATTCGTAATTGTCAAGCCTTTATCCTTGTCAAGGCTGTGAAATTCAAGTCTTGTGTAGTAGTTGTCACCGATTTTCTTAAATTCGGGGAAGATGACCTTTACAAGCCTGTGCTTTGTGTCAAACTCAATCGGCACAAAAGCATTTGCCGAGATATATTGCACCCTGTCACCGCCCAAAGGCTTGATAACCATTGCACCTGTTGCAAGACCTGATTGTAACTCCGAATTAAGCTCCTCGGTTGCAGTTTCAAACAATTTTGACAGCGTTTCATTTGAGATGTTCACCGTCATTTCGTTAAGCGTAATGTTAGCAAACTCCCTTGTGATTGACTGCTCAAGTCTCAAACTGATGACATTTTCATCAAGCCACGGAGCTTTGCCAACATAGCAGTTTTGCCATATGCCGATAGCCTTTTGCATTTCTGCTGTAATCGCAAGCCGTAAATTAAGCGCCTGCCGAATATTTTCAAGCGGAAACATTCGCCTCCACACTCCTTTCAAAAAATCTATAAGTCCCATTTCACACCGCCTTTATAAACCGTTTCATATCCCTTTCAAATGTGTATTCAAAGCTGTCAAGGCTGTCGATATCTGTTGAACCGTCATCAAGCCGTTCATCGTCAAGTTTTTTATCATTCCACACAGCCTCACAAAAAGCCGTTTTAAGCGTTTCGCAACCGTCGGAACAAAAGAACCTGCCCGAGCCCATAAGTCGGAGCGTACAGCGAATACGGTCTTGTATGGGACATTTCCTTGCAGGTCTGACAATTGTTTCGGGAAAAGTCTTTTCAAAGGCTCTTTTAATACCTCTGCCAAGTACGGTTTCGGCATTATCCCAATAGACAAAATCAACCTTTCCGCATAAATCAAAAACAGACTGGGCAAACTCAATTGCCAGCCTGTCTAAATCGTTACTGTCATATTCTCCGAAATATCTTTTGCTCTTCAAAGCAATAAGATTTCCGTAATTTTTTGTTTTTGCCGTTGCAACAAAGGCGTGTCCTGATTTGTTACCGCCAAAGTCAATGCCGATTGTTATATCCCAAAGTTGAGATTTTAAAAACTGCCTTATCGGCACATCGGGATTTATTTCATCGACAATCTGACAGCAAAAGTCTTTTGGATTGTCGGCAAATCTGCGGTAAATCGCACCCTCAGCACGCACCCACTTGCCGAGAATAAGGCGGTCATAAAAAATAGTACCCTCGTACTCATTGCAGAGATTTTTTACAAACTCCTCTGATAAAAATTTGTTATCAAAAATCGTGTATTCCTGCAAATAAATATCTGCATCACTGTCTATGAATTTCTTGAGCCAGTGCGTTGGGTGTTCGGGGTTTAAACTGCCGTCAAAGCAGGAATACGGCTTGTCAAGTCGGGATTTCAGCATATTGAAAACATCTTCGTTCCACTTTGCAACCTCATCACCGTATATATACTTTGCAGACGCACCCTGAATTTTTGCAACCTGACTGACCTTTTCCGCACCGAGGCAATAGACATCTTCACCGCATACCTTTGCAATATTTCGGCTGTTGATTGTACCCACAATGTCGGAAGAGTAACGCTCACGCATAGGCTGTAAAACATTTCGCTCGATTGTTTCCTTTGATACGCCTATGATAAAGCACAAGCCGTCCCTGCCTATTCTTTCACGGATACGCATAGGAACAATACAGGTGACATCAACAAAGCTTTTGCCCGAACGAACGGCACCGCTTTTAATGTTCCAACGATGTGTTGCGTTTGCTATGTATTCCTTTTGCTTACTCGTGTACGGCATTGTCCTTTACACTCCTTTTTGCGTCCTCTCTGATTTCGTCAAGAATGTTGTCGAGCTTTTCAAGTGCGGTTGTGTCCGCCTCGTCCTTCTGCTTATCTCGCCACTTGTCGGGACGGCGGTTTTTCAGCCAAAATATCTGCGCCGTGGTGTTGCCGTCAAGAGCAGAGGATAACAAAGCATTTTCAACCTGATAATCGACAACCTCTTTGCCCTTTTTTAGGGCATTACAAATATTACCATAACGCTTTTTCCATTCCCACAAGGTCTTTGCGGTAATGCCCATATTCTTAGCAATCTGTTCATCGGTCAGACCGTCCCTTGCCCAACCCTCAAGCAGTAATAAATTTTCTTTTTTAAGCCATTTTTCATACTTTCCCTTTGCCACCGTCACCACCTCTCTTTATTAAAAATTCTAAAAATCAGCAAAAGAAAAGACAGCACATTTCTGTACTGTCTTTAAACACAGGTTTCCGGAGTTGCACCGAAATCTGTAAAAACTGTTTTCCTATTTAAACTATCCCCTGCGTCAATATCATTATATCAATTGAATTTTACATATTCAAGTGTTTCCCTCACAACACAAAACCGCCCACAGCTGGAACTATGAGCGGTCTGTGCGATTTTTTTAACTTAGGAGAGTTCTACATATGTCCTGTTTGTCAAACTTTCATAATACCATTATACGCAGGGTAAGGGTGACATTCAATGACATTTCAAAATAATTTTACGAGAAATCGAACTTTTTTCGGAACGCCTGTAACGCTTCGCCGTGCAATCTCAGGGTATGCCTTACGCTCATTTCCATACTCTCGGCAATATCCTCCCACCTCTGACAATTTATGTAATACTCGGTCAAAATTGCAATGTAACGGTAATCGTCAAGTGCGTTGATTTTACTGCGGATTTCAGTTTTCAACCGCACAAGATTGTCAATTTCCCGATTGATTTCAGCCTGAAGGTCTGCAATCCTGTCAACAATCCGCATAGGGTCATTCACTCCTGATGTCTTAACAGGCTCGTTCTGCTTAACTGATACCTGTGCAATATTCAGCCTAAGTTTCGACAGCTCGTGTTCTTTCGTTTTGATTAACTTGTCTGAAACCCTGACCGAATATAAATAATCTTTAACCGTCAATCCGTATCACGCTCCAAATTTTCAAGAAAATGACCTACCCTTGCGTATGCAGTTATCATTCCTTCAAATATATAAAAGTCTTTTCCTCTTCGCTTTTTGCTGTCATATACTTGTTTTTGCTTTTTGGATAAGAGCTCTACACATTCTTCTATATGCTGTTTTAATTCTTCAATTTTCATTCTTCTACCTCACTTTCAAGCCAATCTACAATAATATCCGTATTCACAGTACAATCGAAGCAATGTGAATAATCGCCATTTGATTGATTGTTACAATAGTCGCAAGGGTCACTCGAAATACCATTAAAGATGATACTTGCTATTTCGTTGATACTCATTGATTTGATTTTTTCAAAGTTTGTCATTCTTAACTTTTCGCAACAACTGATTCTCCGGATGTGTGATACTCTGAATGCGGTATTTTTAACTACTTTATTATTTACATCAATGCAAAAATAAAAATTAACCGGTACTGATAAATTAGGGTCGTTTTCAAAGGCTTTTTCACCCGTCTTATGTAAAGTACCCTCAATTACAGTGTTATCCAAAAGAGTAATTGTCACACATCTGCCTAAATACCTTTCAAGTTCATTTCTTGTCATTGTTTTCACTCCTTATCTATTTCGCACACCGTAGCATTATTTGATTTACTACCGTCAACTTCGATAATGCGTTTTACATTTTCGGCGTTTTTCTTCGAATTGAAATACAAAGTGAAATTGCTACCATTATAATCGGGTATATCCAATGCATAATCACCGCATATCTCACGGATTTTTAATTTATTCTCCATTCTTCTTCATTCCTCCAACAGTTTCGGATTGTCAAAAATGTTGCCGATAACTTCAATGTTTTTTGAATATGAATAACAATATCTTCCTAATACTTCATAGAATGAATCACACATAATTTGAAATTCGGTTTCATCAATATCGTACTGAACAACTCCGTAGCAGTCGCCATACGAGGGGTCAATAAGTTCAACAATATCACCCTCGAAAATCTTTGTGCCGTTCTTGTCGAGCATATTAGTGTACTGCCCGACTGTGTCAGCGTCAATATGCCACACATTTGAGCTTTCGTTCTTGTATGGCTCTTTGATTACCAAGCCTTTGGGTTCAATGCTTAAAAAGCCGTACTTCCATTCGTTTCCGAATTTTCCTCTGAATAATATTTCTCTCATCATTTTTCACTCTCCTCATAATTTATAACTTTGCCGTTGTCGGTATAGTCCCGTTTGTCAAATTCAAGTTTCAACTTGTCGATGACCACACGGTCGATATGCTCCCAAAACACTTCGTCAGTGTCGGAGTGTTCAATTATTTCGGTCATAGACTTTAGTACCTTTGCACATCTGTCACGACCAAAGCCGAAATCCTTATGCAAGGCAAATACAATCGTCTTAAAAATTCGCCTTGTCAGGTCATTGATTTCCTTGTCCTTGACTTTCTGATATTCCCTATCTGCAAGGCGGTTAATTTCCGCCATAGCCTCTCTTTTCAGCTTAACGGGTATTCTCGCTTTCAATGTCGGTTCTCCTTTCGTCAATCTTATCAAGTGCAGTTACGATCAACGAGCTTTTGGCTTTAGTGTCCGCAAGTTCGGCTTGATAAAAAAACTGACCTGTTGTATTCCGTCTGATGATACAGCCTTTCAAAATGTATTCTGCGCCATTGTACAGCACAACTCTTTCAAGGTTGCGTTTAACTTCCGAGATATTCACAGTTCTTCCACCTTGATGTAAATACCCGAAACCTCTGCCCAAAACTTTTCACATATCTCACTTGCGACAAGTGCGTCATCAGACCAAAAGTCGAGAGCGGTCATACAGTCTTTTAGCATTTTTTGCAGATTGTCTGTATCGGGCTTTGTTGTACGATATTCGCCGTCCTGATGTTTACCACGAGGAAAGCACCACTTTGTTATCAACCTGACACCCGACTTGTACGGTTCTGACGGTTTAAACTTTGCTAAATGTGATGTGAGCTTTTCTCTTGCCTGTTTAACCTCGGGCGGATTATAAAAAACAGGTTTGCCGTTTTTTACCATAACTTTATGTTCCTGTGCCGTTACGGTTGGAGGTATCATCGGCATAAAAAATTCCATTTTTAACATTTCACTCCTTTAAAGCATTAAAGCTACTTTTAATTTTTGAATTTTGCTTTTAGTCACAGGTCAGGGGAAGGAGTTGTTGTGCGTAAGCTTCGCACAACTACTTCACCCCTGTGACCTTAGGGAACGGAAATACTCCTATATATATAGAATATATATATAGGGTTTGTCTGTCCCTCGGACATTTTCGATTTTTTATCGACTTTGTCCCTCTTAGGGACACGGACAGGGACATAAAATTTATCGACTTTGTCTCTCGGACAGACGGACAAATTATTCGACTTTGTCCGTGTCCTTTCGCCCTACTTCACCGCCGTCTACCCAAAAACCGCCGTGCTCTTTTATGTATCGTCTGACTGTTTTTTCAGACTTTCCCATATATTCGGCTAAGTCAGCTACATTTGCCTGACCGTTTTCCTCAGCACCGCTAAACGCTGTTTCAAGGGCATCGTTCTGTTCCCGCTTGCGTTCCGATTCACTTTTTTTCTTGCTGAAATTCTTTTTGTAGGGTGAGCCTTTGATGTTAAAATCGCCCTCAAAATTACAGTCTTTCAACACACCTGTTGCGTCCGATTTGTGTATCGGATAATCAAACCAAAGGTTAAGTGCATCAAATGCCGGAAACTCTCGCAGAGTACCCTCTATTCTCCACGCTGACATTCCTTTTACGGTTTTTTCGGCACGGGCAACATCTGACATCATCAGCTTAAAAGACTGTTCAGGAAGCGTTTTGCGTGCAATGTCAATCATATTATTTGCCATTACCAAATCATCCTGCGAACACACTTCACTGATTTTATTGAAGCGACCTATCCAGTCTTTGCAGATTTTACAGGTTCTTTCATCCTTTTGCTGTTTCATCAAATTTTCGCTGATTTCAAGCCTTGTAAGGTCAAGGAGTGCATCGGGGTCACGAGCGAAAACACCCGAGCCCGAAACTCTGTCCATTGACTTTTTACCGCCCTGAGCACCTTTTGAATGGTGGTGACAGTAGATTACCGCACAACCGATTTCGGTACACACCTTATCAAACTGGTTGCAAAAGTGTGCCATTTGGTCAGCACTGTTCTCATCACCTGTGATAACCTTGTATATCGGGTCAATCACAACAGCTATAAAGTTGCCTTTTAAAGCTCTGCGTATGAGCATAGGCGCTAACTTATCCATAGGCACGGACTTGCCACGCAAGTTCCAAATATCAATTCTGTTTAAGTTTTTTGGCTCAAGCCCTAATGCCTCGTACACATCTTTAAATCTGTGAAAACAGGACGCACGGTCAAGCTCGAGATTAACATACAAGACATTGCCCTGCGCACACTTAAAGCCGAACCATTCTGTACCCTCGGCAATTGCAATACACAATTCGATAAGACCAAATGACTTACCTGCTTTTGAGGGTCCGCCGAGGAGCATTTTATGTCCCTGTCGCAATACTCCCTCAATCAGAGGCGGAGCAAGTTCGGGAGGATTTTCAAAAAAATCTGCAAGGTTGTCAAGGTCGGGTAAGTCATCGTTGATACTTTCCACCCAGTCTTTCCACTCGGCAAAATCGGATTTACCGATATTGGTGTCAATGATAAACTGCTTTTTGCCGTTGCGGATAACACCGGGCATACGGCTCAGCCTTGACGGATTGCGGTTTTGCTTGTCGATTTCAAAGCCGTTTTTATGGCATACATTGTAGAGATAATCAACCCTTTTGCGGTACTCGTCATAGTTTGCGGCATCAATCTTAACTATAGCGTGGACTGATTTTCCGCCCGAATAAACAAGCACCGCAACAGGCAGCTCAAGCTCTCTGATGATTGCATTTTGTTCTTCAAGAGCCATACAGTCCGATTCAACAAGTGCGTAACGATAATCGGTTACATTCTCGTTTTTGACACCCTTGCCGTCCAATGGGTTGAACCTTATCCACGCACCTGCCTCGGGTTTGTAATCGCCGAATACATTTGAAATATCACCGTCACAATTGTTGAGGGCGGCAATAAGCTCACCTGCCGTACGGTCACAACTGCCCTTTGTAGGCAGATATTTAACCTTGCCGTTATCGTTCTTCTCCCAAGTTTCGGTAACATATCCTACGTTTTCGGAGCTGTCAAAAAGAGTTTCAATGTATGTTACAATTTCATTTACAGGATTCCAGTTTGTAGGTTCGTGAAACTTTACACCCTCGCAGGATGTTACACCGATGTCACCCTGTTCAAAGGTGATTTCATCATTCCAGCCAAGCTCTTTTGATTCATGTAATGTCATTCCTCTGTCCTTTGCCATTTGGACTATTGTGCCTGCTGTGACAGGTGAAACAGAGCCGTTAAAGCTCTGCCATTTCTTTTCACACTCACCGTTGTGATAGCGGTTGTCTGCTCTGCTCCAATCGTCCCAGTCCTTTACGCTGTACCCCTCTTGTTTGAGTGCCATTCCGACATTTACCCATTCTTGGTAATCAAGCTCTGACGGGCTGATGTATTCAAGCGCATTAAGTAAGTCCAACCGTATTCACCTCGCTTTGCGGTACATATTGTTTCGGGTCAATGTTTTTTGGAGTTCTCCAACCGTTTGCGGCAATTCTCGAAATCAGAGCCGAGGCATCGTTGAACTGCCATTTTCCCACGTGCTGAAAGCCTCTGCTTTCAAGCATACGGATTTGTTTTGGTGTGGTTAATCCCTCAATTCTTCGCTTTTCGAGCCTGTCAAGAATAAGCTTTGCCTTGCCGGCACTCTGGATTTCATCGGGGAATATTCCGAGCTTTTCAAGTTTTGCTTTCTGTTTGTCCGTAGGCGGAGAGCACTCCCAGCCGAATGCAGGGACATATCCTGCAAGATCCTGCGCCTGAATTGACATTTCGTACTGCAACGGATCTACAAGTTTGCGTTTGCGTGTTCGCATTTCCGCAAGCTGATTTGCAAGTGCTTCTTCACGCTGAGCAACAACATCTTCGCTTGCTTTTTCCTCTGCTTCTTCAATATCAATCGGGCAACCTGCCTGTTCCGATAAGTTTTCGGTCATCTTTCGTGCGACCTCTTCGTTATCGCAAATGAGATGTGCAGGTCTGCAAAGTTCGTGCCGTTCTGTATGCCATAAAAAGTCAAGGAGTAAAAGCTCTGTCTTGTTTGGCGCAAGCCTTGTTCCTCTGCCGACCATTTGGCAGTAAAGCCCACGCACCTTTGTAGGTCTTAAAACAACAACGCAGTCAACGCTCGGGCAGTCCCAACCCTCGGTTAAAAGCATTGAGTTGCACAGCACATTGTATTTATCGTTTTCAAAATCCTGCAATACTTCCGCTCTGTCTTCGCTGTTGCCGTTGACCTCTGCCGCTTTAAAGCCTTTTTCGTTCAAAATATCTCTAAATTTCTGCGAAGTCTTTACAAGTGGTAAAAACACAACAGTTTTACGGTTTTTACAGTATTTTTTCATTTCCTCGGCAATCTGATAAAGATACGGATCAAGTGCCGTGTCAATATCACTTGCTTTAAAATCTCCTGCCTGCGTAGCCACACCCGAAAGGTCAAGTGTAAGCGGTATTGTCACAGCTTTAATCGGTGACAGATACCCCTCTTTGATAGCCTTAGGGAGTGTGTATTCATACGCAAGCGAATCAAATACTGTTCCTAAATTTTTCATATCTCCTCGGTCGGGTGTTGCGGTAACGCCCAACACTTTTGCATTTTCAAAATGCTCAAGCACACGCTGATAGCTGTCGCTGATTGAGTGATGTGCTTCATCAATAATGATTGTGTCGAAATAATCGCTGTCAAAGTTTGACAGCCTTTTCTCACGCATAAGCGTCTGTACAGAGCCTACAACTATTCTGTGCCAAGAGCCTATACAGCTCTGTTCTGCTTTTTCGACTGCCGAATTAAGTCCTGTTGCCTTTTGAATTTTATCAGCCGCCTGATCAAGCAATTCACCACGGTGCGCAAGGATAAGCACTCTGTCACCTCGGCGGACACATTCTTCGGTGATTTTTGCAAAAACAATAGTCTTGCCACAGCCTGTCGGCAAGACAAGTAATGTTTTTAAATTGCCGCTTTCCCACTCGGAGAAAACGGCATTCTTTGCTTCATTCTGGTACGGTCGTAACTGCATTAAAAGCTACCCGGTGTCCAGTTATTCGGCATCGCAGTATTTGGCATTGCAGGCTGTGTGTTATACTGTGGCGGATATGTAGGCTGTACACACTGCTGAGGTGCAGACTGTGCTACGGCAGGCGATATCGTTGTCACCTGCTCATCGTAGGCATAAAAATACTTGATGTCATTTGTTACACCCTCTGTGCCGTCATTCTTCACATATTTGCGGATGATAACCTGACATTTACCTTTCTTACCGATAATGCCTGTCCAGTCCATACGGAGCGGTTCGCCGTGTTTTTTCATTGACACGGACAAAAAGAGCTGTGACAGCTTCCATTCAAGCGAGGAGTGCAGTACGAAATTAACTGTAATTTCTCGCTTGTCATATGCTCCCCACACATCAAAAGTCACTTTTGCCATATTGCATGGTGGCAGTTTACCTTTGCCCTGTGAACGAGCACGCTCAACTTTTGCTACCGTAAAATCATAATCACCCTCGGGGAGCGGTTCATAATTTCCTCCCTCTTCGGTTATTTCATCGTTCCAACCAAATTCTCTATCCATTTATACATCTTCCTTTCTTTATTCAAACGGTAAGTCACGGTTGCTCTGTATCACTTCGAATACCTTATTCCACGCTCCCACAAGGCAACCGTTAATAAATCGTGGGTCATAGTTTGTAATCGGTGTATCGTAAGGGTAGTGTCCCTGTGTAAACACCGCCTGTCTGATTTCGCTTTCGTCAACTCCGTTAGCTCTCATAAGGTCGGCAAGAGCTTTTGGTATGCCCTCAGGAATATTGACAGACTTGTCATTCTGTGGCATAGGTGAAGGTGGTACAGGCTCGGGAGCTTTTTCAATTTGCGAAGTTTGTGGTACAGGCTTTGTCGCAGGCTCTGCCTTAGGTGGCTGAGGTATCGGATTCTGCGGAACAGGAGCGTTATTTGCAGGTGCGACATCATTAAAAATATGGGCAATGCCTGCGTAGCTAAAATCCATTTCTTCGGGCAGTCCGTGACGATTCTTTGCGTCCCAACACGGATGATGAAGCGTGTACATCACTCTTCCTCCGCCCTGTGCCTTGTACTTTTTGCCGTCTTTGTCGGTTGCAACTGCTACTGTTTTATAGTTTGCGAAAAGCACCATATCCGCCCACTCTTTTACAAGCGGAGAAATCTGTGAAGCGGTCTTTTTGCCGAGTTTAAGCTCCCAGCGGTCATATTCACCGATTTCATCAGGCTGTGAAAACTTGCGGAGCTGTGCGTGTGCGGTAAGCACAACATTGATACCTCTGTCAATCAAATCTTCAAGGCTGTTCAAAAATCTGCCGAACTCCTCTTTTTCGTAAACATATCCGTTGCCGTAGCCGAAATCTTCAATACCTTTCTTTCCGTACTGAGCACATACATCATCAATACAAAGCTGTTCCGCCCAGTCGATTGTATCAACAACAACCGTCTTGCATACAGTCGGATTGCTTTTGATATATTCAAGCTGACTCTTTAGCATGGTCCACGATGTCGGCTTATCCATTCTCGCAACATCAAGGTTTTTGGTGCTGCCCTCCGTGTCGATAAACAGAGGATTCGGAAACTGCGAAGCAAAAGTTGATTTGCCGATACCCTCGGGACCGTAAATTACAACCTTTTGAGCCGACTTGATTTTACCTCTTGTGATGTTCATTATCTTACCCCCTGTACATCTGAAAAATTGATTTTATTGCCGTCAACATCAATGACAACATAGTCGATTGCGTAGTTGAGCAGTTCGTTTGTCAAATCCTGTATTGACTTGCCTGTCATACCTGCAATCAAAACAATTCTTGAATAGTTTTCAGGCATAATCTTGACCTTGGTATAACCGCAGGCAAGCTCTCTGTGCGGATTGCATTTGATTACACATTCATTTGTATTTGTTTTTGCTGTTGTTTTAGCTGTAGTTCTTGTAGCCATAATTAAAACTCTCCTTCTGTCCAAGTCGGTGTTGTAACAGGTGTGGTTGTTTCGGACTTAATATAGCCGTCCTCAATGATTATTGAACATTCATCGCCGTTTGAAACTCTTGTTGCAATAGCCTGCAATCCCTCTGATTCAAGCCATTTTGCAAAGTCTTTGAGTGTGTCGGTATCCATTTGTTCGAGCTTGTCAAGCAGGACAAATCCGCATTCGGGATTGAGCTTACGAACAATCGCCGTAGCGACACGAAGCTGTTCCGAACCGCTCATGTTGTCCCACTTAAAACCGTTGTATGTAAGTTCGCCCTTTTCAACAGATAAACCGTCAAGTGGCAAGTTCGCGTTATTGAGTAAGTCATATTTAGTTTTGCGAATTTCTTCAAGCTGTGCCGTCATATCGGCATACTTGCCGTAATATTCCTTTGCGTCCTCATCAGCTTTCGCCTTATCAAGGTTTGCTCTGACTTTGCGGTTAATTTCGTCAATTTCGGTAATGTTTCTTTCAAGCTCTGCCGTGCTTTCATCGTGCAGTTCGGCAACAGTTTTACGGCTCTGTTCAAGCTGTGCAAGCACTTTTGTAAGTTCGGAATTGTATTTTCTCAAATCCTCGTTAAGCCTGTTGATTTCGCTCTGTAAATTGTTGGCACGGCTTTCAAGGTTATCTTTCTTTGCTCTCAGACGGTTGTTTTCGCCGTTGCGTGCAAGGATGTCCTGCTGTTTGTTGATAAGTTCCGAGGCTGACACAGGTTCATTCGGCACGCCTTCGTATTCGGGCATTTCGGCGGCAAACTTTGTCTTTTGCTCTGCAATCCGACCGATAGCACGACGCTCGTTATACACCTGTGTTTCCTGCGTTTCAAGCTCGTAAACCCTGTTGCCTACACCGATAATCTGCAGGAGCGTGTCAGCCTTTTCCTTGCCGGTTGCATTCATAAATTTCGGCAGGTCAAGAGCAAAGTTACTGACAAATGCGTCAAGCAAAGCCTGTCCGCCTTTGTTGCCTGCGATGTCAATTACTTTAAGACTGCTGTTCTTACCGCTACGCTCCACAACAATACCGTTTGAGAGCTTGATTTTAAGATGTGGCGGAATTGTTGAACCCTCACGGTACGGAGCAGACGGAGCGAAACGATTACCGCCGAGAGCCCACGCAATTGCGTCAAGAACAGATGTCTTGCCCTGTCCGTTTTTACCGCCCAACACGGTAAGTCCGTTTTCGGTCGGCTCGTAAGCAACTGCCTTTACTCTTTTTACATTTTCGATTTCAAAAGCTGATATTTTTACTGACATATTAAAGTCCTCCTTGACAATTCGCTTAAAATTGTCTATCATTTAATTAAGGTATTTTTCTTTGTCCGTTGAGGCTTTGCAGAGCTTCAGCGGATTTTTCTTTTTTCTCTTATTTCAAGAATAGTGTTAAGGGTTTTACAATAGTCGCTCACCTTGTATGCGTTTAGGTTGTCCGCTTTATACAGCTTGTCACGCATATCTTCAAGAGCTTCTACAATTATTTCAATCTCTTCGGGATTGAACCCTGTATTTTCATAATCGTAAAGCTTGCGAATGCAGCCATAAAACTCGTTTGGTACATCTTTGCAGTCGTGCATTTTGCCGTAGATGTCCTTAACCTTGATTTCGCTGTCTTGATTTAAAGTTAATCTTTTCATCGGTTACACCTCCTTGCTTATAAAATCTGTAGCACGGTAGAGCGTGACAAAATCGCCACTAAGGTCATCATCGTAATATTGTGCTGTCTCATCGCCCATTGCTTTAATAATTACGGCATAGTAATCTTCTTCCCATTCTTTCGCCGCTTCAATTATTTCATCAAGCGTAAACTTGCCTTTAGCTTTTTTGAGTTTCAGACACCAGCGTCCCTCAACATCATATCCGCTTTCGACTGTTGTCCCCTTTTTCATTTACTGACCCCCACACATTCAAAACCGAATGCTTCGGATTCAGGCGTTTCAAGGGCTTTGAGTTTGCGTTTTAGCTCTCGGTTTTCGTGCCTATAACCGCTTGACGCTGTTTTTTCGAGTGCAAGGTCTGTTCTTGCGTTTCTCAGCTCAATACTGAGATGTCTGTTCTCTGCTCTGAGGTTTTCCACATCTTTGAGCAGTTTTCTGCGTGTCGGATAGTTTCTTAACCACATTGTTAATGCTCCTTTATGTATTGTCTGATTTCTTCCTTATCAAATCGCCAAAGCTTTCCGATTTTGTGGGCAGGAAGAACGCCCCTTTGTGCAAGCCGTGTTGTGTAATCAACATTGAGTGCAAGCAACCGTGCCACATACGGCACATCAATTATCACCGGCACTTCATCCCAGTTGACTATTGGTCTTTCTCTCGGCATATGTACACCTCCTATTTTTCGTTGGTAATTTTGTCTGAAACGATTTCGACTGATTCAACATCAGCAACGCTGAGTGCCAGTTTGAGCAGTACAACCTCGCTGACCGTTCGTGTTATCTGATAGCTTGTAACATACGGAATTTCTGTTCCGTCAATTTCAAGAAGGAACTTGTCCTTTGTGTCAATAAGTTTAAGTTTTGCCATTTTCTCACCTGCTTTCTGTTTTACCTATCTTGATTTCTACACCTAAAGCCGTTAAGAGCCTGTCGGCATTTTCAAGAGAAATGCTCTTTTTGCCTTTTTCCCAATACTGAATAGCTCTTTTGGTAAAGCCTGATTTCTTAGCAAGCTCACTTTGCGAAAAGCCTTTTTGTTTTCTACTTTCTCTCAAAAATTTGCTAAATTCTTTAATATGCATTGATTTCACAACCTTTTTATGTTATACTATATTTAGTGGTGAACCCCAATTCACTAACTATATATAGAAAGTGAGGTGAAATTAATATGAATCATTCATCACTTAAGAAAAGTTTAATAATAGCTATGTCTTGTGTTCCGGAAGTCGAAGGTTTAGAAAAAAACGACTTGATATTAACAACTTCTGCTGGAATCATTTCAGGCAAATTACCTTCTGAGCAGGAAATAGACGATGAAAAATCTTTGTACGGCGTTTTATATAAGATTTGCAATAATACTAAAGAAGAATACTTAAAAAATATTTCTTCTACAGATTCCGAACCTGTAATTGTTGGTAATGATGGTTACATAATTTTAAAAGATGTAAAAATAAGGTCAACATCATCCAATACAATTACTCATATGCCCTTTATGGTTGTATTCTACGACCAAATCATCGGCGTTACTGTTGGAAATATTAACTGATGTTATTTTTGTTTGCTGACTTTGTACTTGCGATACAAGGTCAGCAATTTCTTTTGATGTACCTTTTACTGTTATTTCCACTTTATCTCACCTCCTCACGCTGTTTTCTGTAAATAAAGCAATGTGTTATTGTTTTAAACGACCTTGTATGGTAATATTAAACAAAGGAGTTATACATATGCTTGATAAGAAATGCAGAAAGATTGTAAAATGCTGTTTAAAATATTATCCTGACGAAAGAATTATTCAAACAACAGATTTACAAAAGCACCTAAATTTCAGCAAGATTGAAATACACTATTGCTGTCAGAGATTGAATGAATTAGGTTTCTTTGATTCATTTCAAACTTCAATAGAAGACACGGTTCATTTTGTTCCGAGTTATAAATTGTTTAATTATAAAGAACACGAAAGAACGAAGATTAAAGAGTTTTTGATAAACTCCGTAGCAATACCCGTCATCGTGTCAACACTATCAAGCATACTAATAACGCTGATAACACTGATGATATCAGGGATACTGCAATAGATGTAAAAATCGGGTGTTTCATTAACCATTCAAGGGTAAACACCTTATCTCACCCCCTTAGTTTTGGTTGGATTACATAGTCTGTAACAATTCTTTGAAAAAGTCACAAAATTGTTTGACAAAATATAAATATTCTTGTATTATCGTTAAAGAAAGTAATATATTTACAGAAAGGAACATATTTATGGATAAACTTTACTTTAACAATAATGCCGATGAAAATGCTGAAATTGATTTTCAGCAAATGCAATTATACATTTCTCGTAGTTTCGCTCAATTAACTAATGAATTGAAACCTATGTATGATGAGTTATTTAAGTCTTTAAGCAGCACCGTAAGTCATACAATTAGTGAATCCTTTCAAAAGGCTTTTGAACCTATAAAAAACGCTTACACATTTTCTCCCGAAGTTGTTAAAACATTTCAAGAGCGTATAAAAGGTTACTGCAAAGAATTTCCAATCCCGCAAAATGATAAAGAAGTATCTGTTCATTTAGATGATAAACAGCTGGAGGTTTTGGAAGCTGTTTATATCCCCGTCAACGATTATTCTAATTCTGAAAAATCTGATAAGAATATTAAAATAATGTCAGTTCAAGCAATATTTATATTGATTTCACTTATAACGACAATAATAACGCTTGTAACGACCACTATTGAAAACAACACAGCACTTGTCAATAATGATACCGCTCGTGTCGAATACAAAACGGCTGAACTTAACAACGATACAGTTCACACACAGTATGAATTAGCACTTCTTAACGATTCACAAGATGATAAAATCGACACCTTACTTAAAACAGCCAATGAGCTTATAGAGAAGTATAATGAATCTACCTCAGATGAAATTACTTCTTCAAATTAAGACCTGAAATTATAGAACAAAGAAGTTTTGTCAAGTTCTGAACTTCAGCCTGAAGAACTTTGAGTTCTTTATTTTGCCATATAAAAGCAAGACCTACCAAAATAAAGCCAATTGCTCTTGCGGCTACTTCAATTAAATATCCGATATCTGCAGCTCCCATCTTCTCACCTCCTCGGTTAAACTATAAAGCTGAATAGAAATGCACTCTATTCAGTTTTTTGTTGGTTTGTTAGTTTAGTTTTCTAAACTTTCGGTGTAAAAAAATAAGTTGAAATATCTGCGGTATTTAAGCCGAGAATATCAACTGCCTTGAAAATCTCTGACTGCGAAAAATCGCTACTATTATTGATTTTTGCAGTCATAGTAGTGGTTGACCAGCCCATTTGTTTAGCAAAATTAGAATGGGTATCGCACTTCTCTTTGATTTTGCCCTTTAACTTATCATAGTTAAAGCAAATTTCATTCGACATCTGTATCACCTCCTGTTCAGATTTTCTAAACTAATTGTAACGCATATATTTTCTTTTGTCAACAGTTAATTTCAACTTTTCTAAACTTTTTTCAAATTTTTCTTGATTTTTTCTAAACTTTATTATATAATGCAATTAAAGAAGAGGTGAGCATAATGGCTAAATTTCACAAGCAGTTAATAAAGGCTATGGAGCTAAAAGGAATTACTCAAAAGGAACTTTGTAAAAAGACTAATATACCTAAGTCCGCAATGAGCCAATATATGTCGGGAAAATTTAAACCGAAACAAAAAAGAACCTATTTATTGGCTAAAGCCCTTGATGTAAACGAGGCTTGGCTAATGGGTTTTGATAATGTTTCTATGGAAAGAGAAAACAAAGAAGAAGACCAAGCAATCCCACTTCCGCAAACAAATGTATTTATGCGACCGGTATATGACAGCATTTCGGCAGGGTTCGGAGTGATAGCTCAGGATGTGCCTGTTGACTATATGCCTACATACATCACTTGCCCCTCAGAACAGGATAAATATATATGGATAAATGTTCACGGCGATTCTATGAGTCCTCTGATTGATGACGGCAGTAAAATCCTTGTTAAAAAACAATCTTCCGTTGACAGCGGTCAGATTGCCGCAGTTCTCGTTGACGATGAAGAGGCTGTTGTTAAAAAGGTCCTTTACAACGATAACACCGTCGAGTTGCATTCAGTCAACCCCTACTATCCCCCACGAGTGTTCAAAAATAACGACGTCACCCGTGTTCAAATCCTCGGTCTTGTAAAAGAAGTCAGTAAATCGTTACAGTGAGAAAAGCTGTTTTACTGTAACAGTTAAATTTGTAAAAATATATTGATTTTGTGAACTTGTCGGTGTATAATTATACTCAATTCGTAAAAACAGCCTACTTTTACGAATTGCTTTTCTGATATATGCGTATAATTGTTAAATTACGGCATATAATACTTATTGGAGAGGTGATACATTTGGGATATAAATCTTTAGATAAGCTGTTTTATTCTGACAAAGAAAATTATGAAAAAATTTACAACGAAAGGTATAAAAGCGAATACGCAGTACACTTAGATTTTCTGATACACGATAACCCTGCTTTTTTTGTGATGATACCCGAATTTATTACGAAAATTCGTGACATTTATAAAACCGATAAGCAAATCAAAGCTTTAAGGGATTCATTACCCGAAAAAGCAATTGACCATTTCGCTATCAGATGTTTGGTTGATGAAATTGTAAAGACAAATGATATTGAAGGTGTTTACAGCTCAAGAAGAGAAATTAACAGTGTCTTGTCAGAACTGGAAACAAAGAGCCACGGGAAGCGTTTTATGGGGCTTGTGCAAAAATATCTTATGTTGCAAAAAAATGAAACTATGTCCTTTGACACTTGCGAAGATATCCGCAACCTGTACAATGATTTAGTATATTTTGAAATTGAAGAAGATAACCCGTCTGATTTGCCTGACGGTAAAATCTTCAGAAAAGATTCAACAAGCGTCCTCAGTGCAACGCAAAAAGAACTTCACAGAGGAGTTAATCCCGAAGGAAAAATTATAGAGTGTATGAATAAAGCGTTGGCAATACTTAATGACAAAAGCATTGAGTGTGTTTTCAGAATATCAATTTTTCATTACCTCTTTGGTTACATTCATCCTTTCTATGACGGCAACGGAAGAACATCCCGTTTCATCAGCAGTTACTTGTTGTCAAAAGAATTTGAATCAATTATCGGTTACAGAATGTCTTATTCTATTAAAGAGAACATAAACGATTACTACAAGGCATTCAAGGTGTGTAATGACCCGAAAAGCAAGGGAGATTTAACTCCTTTTATAATTATGTTTACCGATATTATTGATGATTCGTTGCACAAGTTGGTGTACGCTTTGAAGAAAAGATTAGAGCAACTGACACATTACAGAAAGTGCATTATCTTTCTGCCTAAAGGCGCCGACGAAAAATATAGTAATCTGTATTTTTTGCTTATTCAGGCAAGTTTGTTTTCCGAAAGCGGAATAAGCACAAAGGAACTAATGGATGTTATGAAATTAAGCAGAAGTACAGTTACAAACAGGTTAAACACCCTGTCCGATTACGGTTTAATAATCAAAAAAACTTTAGGCAATATCCGTTGCTACAGTCTCGACATAAATAAAATAGATACAATAATGGAAGAGATAAATAAATAAAAAAACCGCCCTGCTCGACTGGAACTCGAACAGAGCGGAATCACCTACACAGGGTGCAGATGATGCAGTTTAATGCAAAATAATTGTATCACATTCCCTTGTGTTTTTCAAGTAATTTAAAGCACAAGGGATTTTTGCACCCTTTTTTCAAACAAAAGGAGTGTATATTATGGCAAAAGCAAAACTTAAAAAGCGTGCAGACGGACGCTATCAAAAGTCTGTATATCTTGGCAAAGACGAGGACGGCAAACGCAAATACAAAACCGTCAACGGTTACTCTGTCAAAGATGTTGAAGAAAAGGCACAGCTTATCAAGTTACAAATCGGCAAAGGTATGGATGTGCTAAACGCAGGAATGAAATGGGGAAAACTCGTTAGCTTGTGGCTTGCCTACAAAAAATCCATACTTTCTGAGGGGCAGTACAAAACCTATTCAATTTATCTGAGCCACTTCTCTGCCCTGAATGACCGACCGATTAACAAACTTGTCAAATCCGACTTTCAGCAGATAATTCTTGACGAATATGCTTGCAATTCACACACAGGCAAGCCGACCGCAAAAAAGACTTTGCGTGATTGGCGTGGTGCAGTAAGGCAGGTGTTCAATTATGCCATAGAAAACCGTGTAATCGAATTTTCACCTGCACAATACATAGAGATACCCCGTGACGCAAAAACCTCAGAACGGCGAGCATTAACCGCACAGGAACAGCTGTGGGTGGTATCAACAAAACACCGTGCACAATTGCCAGCTATGATAATGATGTTTGCAGGCTTGCGACTTGGTGAATGCCTCGGCTTGCAATGGCGAGATATAAACCTAACCGAACGAACAATAGATGTTCATCAGAAACTTGTGACCAAAGGTAAGGCGCATATTGAGCAAGGAGCAAAAACTATTTCTGGAGTGCGTACTGTTACAGATGTTCCGAAAATTCTTATTGACTTTCTGAAAAAGCAACCTGAGCATAAACCCGATGATTTTGTTGTGACTTCCACAAAAGGTACTCTGATGAGTGATACAGCGTGGCGAAGGCTCTGGAACAGCTATATGGCAGACCTTAATATTAAGTACGGCGATTTTTCGGACTATGAAAGGCAGCCAAAAAGTAAGTACGATCCTAAAGGAGTGCCGTTTGTGATTGATAGATTTACAGCTCATTCGCTCCGTCATACCTGCGCTACAAATCTGCTCTACACAGGACACGAACTACACTATGTGCAAAAACAACTCGGACACGCTAAGCCGTCAACTACTCTCGACATCTACACACACTATGTCGAATCACTACCGAAACGCAAATCAAATAAAATAATCAGTATTGACGCATTGATTAAGGAGTTTAAACCTACCCAAAAGCAAGCATAAGCGCTATAAAATTGCGTGCATTGCACTAAAATTTAAAAAAGCCGATAAATACTAAGTTTTTCAGCGTTTTATCGGTTTACTCCTAAGCGAAAGGTCGGGGGTTCGAATCCCTTTTGGCACGCCAAAAACTCCGCCGGAAAACCCAGCAAAATCAAGGGTTTCCGGCGTTTTTTTATTTTTCGCAAATTGCAATAGCAAGTTGAAACAATTTTTTAAATATCATAATTAATATTTGCATTTAGAAAAAGCACTTAAGCCGAGTGAGTTTTTATTATTTATGATCAGCAATCCATTCTTTGTGGCATAAACGAAGCGACAAATCGAAATTTACCTCTATTCAGACATACAAGCTCTTGACAATAAAGCTCCTATATAGTATAATTTAACAAACTACTATATAGGAGCTTTATATGGAAATGAATGGCGGATTTCTTGTCTCCAAAATAAAACAACTTGGAGACCGAATCTTTGAGAAGATTCTCAGCGAAAAGAATATTGATGCGTTCAATGGAGCCCAGGGGCGTATTCTTTATGTGCTGTGGCAGGAGGATGGTATCTCAATCAGGTCAC